TTCTATCTTCAGTTTCAGAAGCTCTGTATCTTACATGTAAGAATGGTCTTCTAATGTTTACGCCCATCATTTGATCATAAACAGTTGTTGTACCAGCAGGAATCATAACACCATCAATAGCGCTAGACAAACCTCTAGTAGAAGCATCGTTTAAGTATTTCCAATCAGTTTTGTAGAAGTCGTAAGAACCTCTTCTGAAACCAGAAAAACCAAAGTTAAGCGCCATTTCAGCTTCGTTGTCAAAAAGACCATAAGAAGCAGAAGCAGTAGAAGCGTAACCACCACCAGCTTGAGCAGCAATCATGTCATCAAAGTCAAGAGCAGTAGATCTTGACAAAAACAACATGTTTTCTTCAATAGCACCTTGCTTATCTAATTGTTGTAGTATAGTGTCAAAATCACCTAACGCACCAGCTCCAGGAGCAGCAGCACCAGCGAATCCAGAATATACGTTACCTCTTTTCTCTATAGCAGAAAATAAACCTTCAGATCCATTAACTTTTATAGCACCAGCTCCAGCCGCATTACCTTCGTAATTGAAAGTATGGTCAGCTTTTTCAGATTCAATCATAGACATTTCTAAGTAATCATCAAATCTTAATCTTGTTTCAGACTCAGATTTTAAATACCATAAATATCCAGATGTACCGTCTTCAGTTGCAACTTCAACCCAACCAATTTGAGCAGTATCAGAACCGTTAATTTCAAAATGATCTTTAAGAATCATTGGATTGTTACTGTATTGAGTAAAGTTTGGTTGAATAGCACCTTTCATAGAATCAGTACCTTTTCCAAAATCAGAACCATAAACGAATAAGCTGTTTGGTCCTTCTTGCAACGCTTGCTTAATTTGCTCGCTATCGTAAGGTACAACATCAAATTGAGTAGCACCACCTGCATAGCCAGAATCATAATTAGAAGCAACAACTAACATTTTCTGTGTAATCAATCCAGTTGCATTGTCAGAAACTAAAACTGTCTGACCAGTTCTAACCGCTGGAGAAGTGGCTTCTGTGTTAGTCATATCAACAGTTACTCTACTAGAGAAATTAGCTGTACCACCACCTTGGACAATTCCCGTAACGTTGTTGTAAGCTACGTGTAACCTGTTTTGTTCAGACCAAATTACTTGATCAGATGTCATAGGCATTTCAGCGCCTACCATTCTTAAAAATCCAGATAACGTTCTGTTACCGTATCTTTCTACTTCCTGCTCATAAAGCTCAGGTAAATATTGCTGAGCAAAATCATTACCATTACCAGTAAAATCTAAATAGTTAGTTTCTAGTGCTAGTTTTTTCTGAGAAGGAACTATTGATGCTGGAAATGCTCCAGCAGGAGAGTTATTTACAAATCCCATTTTTTTTATAGTTTAATTGTTTAATTTTCGTTTTATTTTTAGTTTAGAACTATCAACACCGCTTATTGCTTTTACTTTTAATCCATTTATAAATACATCACCACCACTTGGTCTAGGTGAATTATCTATATTTTTAGATTTTGCTATCAAATCTTTAGTTCCATCGGCAATGCCTTGGTCATAAAAATGTTTTGCTATTGTATCTACATTACCAGCAGCGTATAGAGCTTTATGATAGTCTTTAAGATTACTAATCTGACCCTTCTCATCAAGAAACTTTCTTAAAAAATTGTTCAAATCACCTTGTTCACTACCTAAGCTTTCAGCGTTGGAAACTCCATATTTAAACTTTTTATCACCCAAATCAAAATCAAAACCTTTGAATTCTTCATTGTCAAAATGATTTTTAGTTCTTTCTCTAAAGTTTTCTGCTTTCTGCTTATTTACCTCTTGTTCTTTGTTATATCTATTGAAAAAATCCATTGCTTTTGACATTTCTGGGTTTACATTACTTTTCCTCAACTTGATTTCATCGTAATATTTATCCTTTACTTCTTGTAAAAAGCTTTTGGCTTTTGCAATTTCTTCTTTGCGAGCTAACTGTTTTTTCTTAATAGTTCTCTCGTCTTCTACCTCATCATCAAAATAGAAACTATCTTCTAATACAAAGTTTATTTCTTCTTCATTAAGATGAGGTTTAGTATTTTTATAATATTCTTTTAATAAAGCCTCTTCACTAGCATTAGAATAATCAGTGTTTAATCTAACATAGTCTTCTAAGTTACCACCAGTTTCTTTCATGAAACTAACTAGCTTGTTTACGTTTTCTGGTAACTCTTGTTTAGGCTCAGTTTTTATTACTTCTTTTTCTTTATAATCGATCTTATCTACTTTGCTTATAGGAGATTTTATTTCTTCCTTTTCAACATCATCTTTATCGGATTCGACCCGTACTTGTTCGTCCACCTTCTTGCTATCTCTGGGTGATTCGCCCACAGGTACTTCTTTTGTTTCTCCGATTTGAATGGCATCTTCTTTTTCTTTTTTAATTTCTTCTTTTTCTTCTTTTTTAGAAATATCTACTTTAGTAGTCTCTTCTTTAGCTGTTAACTTTCTAGGTCTTCCAGGTTTCTTTTTTACTTTTAAACCTTCTACTTTTTCATCTACAACTGGTTTTTCTTTCTCTGACATAATATAATATAATAGTTATTGTTTATTGAGGCATAAAATCTTGCATGCCTATTTCTGTTTCTTCAAAATCAGTTGGTGGAAGATCATTTCTTCTTTGATCAATCATCTTACTTTGTTGTGTTCCAACTATTTTAGCTCTTTTGTCTTTTCTATTTTCAATTTCAGCTTCTCTTAAGGATTCTCTTTCTGTTATTTGTTGTTCTTTTTGAAGTATAGCGTTAATCTTAATTTGCTCTAATTGCATATCGTAATTAAATTGTTGTTCAGCTAGTTGTCTTTTTATGGTTGCTTCTGCTTGTAACTTTTCAATAGCAAATTGAGATTTACCTTTTTCTATTTGCAACTCCGTATTAGCGGTTGCTTCTTGTTTTTGAACTTCTGCCATTGCAGCTCTTTCAGATGCTTCTGCGTTTGCATCAGCTTGAGCTTTTATCATTCTTTCTTGGTTTGCCTGATCTTGAGCAGCTTTCTTTTTTCTTCTTACCTTAAGTAATTGATTAGCTAGTTTTAAGTTATTTATTTGCCTAACATCTATAGCATCTTCAAGTGTTATACTTTGCTTGTTTAAAGCCATTTGTATATTCTGCTCTAACATAGCTTTTTCTTCTTCGTCTGGTACTAAATCTAAATATATACCAAAGTCATATAAATGCAAATTAAATATATCTTCTAGTGTACCTACATTGTAAGAGCTAATGCTAGATTTTAAAGCTTCATTAGTTAGTTCAAATTCTAAAGCGTCAGCTATTCTACAGCAAATATTTTCGCAAGTTCTTATTGTTAGATACAAACCAGCTTGTAGTATATGTTTTGTCGCAGTGTTTGAGTTAGCAGCAGCTAGCTTTTGTAACCCTACTAGTGAATCTGAGTTTGGTTGACTACCATCTCTCGCCTCGTTCAGACCTGTTACATCTCTTATTAACTGTAAATAATATTGATATGTTTGTATTAAAGACTGTATTTTTTGTTGACCACTTGATGTTGCTAATTCTTGTATAGGAACTTTACCGTGGTTTAAGTCACCGTCCTGAGTCATTGATCTACCAACTATACTACCAGTTTGGAAATACATATTTAAAGCTTCCTGTGGATTATAAGCTGTTCCATTTCCTAAGTCAACCTCTGCTAAACCATCAACATCAACAAAAACTCCGTCAGGTACTATTCTTGCTAACACCTGTTGTAGTTTTAAATGTGTAAGCTGTATCATGTCTGCAAAACCAGTTATTCTACTAACTAGTGACTCTATCCTACCGTTGTACATTTTTGGAGCACAAATACCATAATTCATGTTAACTTTAGTTAAATTAGAACTAGGTCTTGTCATATTTTTTGCAACTCTCCATTCAAGCATTTCGTCATGGCCTAGTATTTTAGCACCGTGATATAAGACTTCTATAGAACGTGAAACTCTTTCAAAGTTGTCACTTTCAGGTGGGTTAAAAGTGTCTGGCTTTTCTAAAGCTTTTTCTAAACCCGTCGCTGTTTGTTTTATTTTAAATACTTGATCAGAATAAGTTTTATACTCAAAATAAAGAACATAAACTGTATTACCATCATTTCTGGCATTCCAGTTTTGGATTAGATTGTTGTTGCCAGGAAATTTTTGTATTTTTTCAAGTTGCTCGTTAGTCAAGTAAGGAAATTCTTTTTTCAATTCAGCTATTGTGATAGCTTTGACCTCTCCAACATACCATAAGTCTTGAAAATTAGGATCTTCTGTGTAAGAATAAACAAGTTTAGCTGGGTCTACATATTCTATAGTAACACCATTAGACTTGTTGAAGCTAGTTTTAACAGCAGCTATACCTAATATTGTTAAGTCTTCATTTATCCTACGTCTAGTTAAGTCGTACTTATTGAATTCTAGAACATTATTTATTGCTTCTTCTTCAGCTATTTCAACTGATTGTTTATAATCTAGTTGCATATGCAGGTTAAGTTCCTCTTGGTTTTGAGGTAAATCTTCAGGGTTTTCAGTTGAATAAAGATCTATATTTAAACTACTTTTTATCTGACCTATGAAAGCGTCAGCTTGCATATCTCTAAGTATGTTCTGAGCATATTGTGTTCTCTTTTTCAAAGATGCTGGGTCTTGTGCAAACGCTTTGATGTCATAGAGTCTATCAGACATTCCATTAACAACTATATCTACAAATTTAGGTATTATAGGTATAGGTTTCCAATCTAAGTTTAAATAAGACAAATCACCATTAATTGACAACTCATCTTTATATTTCTGTATAGGCTGTTCGCCTCTAGCATATAATCTTAGTGTTCTAAAATTGTTAAAGTTAAAGTTATACCTATTAGTTACGCCAGCTCTATTACCACTAAACCAATCGTTTTCTATAGCTCTTCCTACGTCTCTACCATACTCTAAACTAGCTTTAACTTCGTCAGAAACAACTTGGTCAGGAAAAGTGCTAAAATTACTTGTGTTAATTGCCATTTATTTTATTATTTGTGAGAACGATCCATCATTATTAAATTTTTTTATACCTAAACTAACAGTTTTAGTTGTTCTTTCTTGCGTTGGTTTATATTTATTCCTATTACAAGCCATTATTGCTAAACCCGAACTTATAGAAGCATCGTGTTTTGTCCTGTTGTTAATGTCAAAAGTAGACCAATCTTCTAGCGTGGCTTGATGGTACATGTCTCCATACTCTTCATCTACTCTGCCAACATTGTTTTCTATATAGCTTTCAATAGCAGCCGCGTGGGCTTGCTTAATGTCTTCGCTTGAGTTAGGTATACCACCTATTTCTTTTTCTGCTAAAGATAACTTGTTCCAAGTTTTATCAGGTCTATTTATAGAAAAAGCTCTATAACCTCTACGTTTAAAATAGTATAACAACCTAGGCTTATTGTTTTCAGCTAGTATAGGCATGCCATAAAAAACACAAGCCATTAATACGTCTTCAAAAAATATTTCAGCTGTTTGAGGTCTAGATATATATTCTAAAAAGAAATGATTCGCAGGAGCATTTTCCATTGAAAATTTAGTTAATCCATGAAGCGATCCTTTAGAACCTCTACCGTCAACAGTGCCACTAATATCATAAGAATCACAGCCAAATGCTCCAACATGTTCATTTCCAGGATGTCTTCTACCATCTTTTAATATTACATTGTTTTGTAAACTTTTATTTGGAAACCAACTAATATTAAATCTACCTTTAGGATTTGGGGTAAAAATTACTCTAGTATCTTTAACGCCTTGTTCCCATTGTAAATTACCTTTGATTACTTTTTTAGAGTTATTAACTCCCTCATTGTAATCTATTTGTTCA